TACAAATGGTGTAACTTCTTTGGATTTTATGCTTCCAGAAGATGAAAGAGAAATATTAGATAAAAATTTAAACAATTATAGTGATATGGAAAAAATGCAAAAAGCTCTTAATTTAGCAAAAAAGAATAAATTATTAAGCGAAGATGTTAAAACATTAGGGCAAATAGCTAAAGTAAATGATTTGATTGACAATATGTTTGATGTAATGAATAATCCAGAGAATATAGATATGATTAATCAATACATAAGACAAAAACTAGAAAACGGTCAAGATGTAGCAAAAGCATATAAAGAAATAGGTTTGATGGCTAAAGCAATGATTGATGCGAGAGAGGGAATGATTAGTAAGATGAAAACTAATAAATCAGGAAAGAATATGAAGATTGCAATAAAGTTTACTAATGATAGCGGAGAAGATTTCCAATTGGGAGCTGATATAAATGGATGATATTTTAGAAGGTAAATCTATATTAGCAGAAGAAGTAAAAAAAAATACTGGAATATGCCAAGATTGTGGAAAGACATTTACACAGGGGTTTAGAATAGACAGCAGAACAGGGAAAAAGATATTTAATAAATATAAATATTGTAATAAATGTAGGAAATCTCTATCAAGAAAAAACGAAATCAAGACGGCTAATGTTTCGATAAAATATCAACCATATCCTTGGCAGCAGAAATTTCATAATTCACCAAAAAGGTGTAAAGTTATATCGGGTGCAGCAAGAACAGGTAAAGACCGCAGTTGCACAATGGAATTTACTAATAAATTTATTCAAATGTTAAATGAAGATAGAGATTATACTTATGTTCCAAAAGTTCATGGATGGATAATAGCTCCTACCTATAGACTTGCAGGGCAACTTTTAAGAGAGATAATGAACACTTTCCCAAGAGAATTGGTTGTTAATTATGACAAAGAAAATTATTCAATTGATACGGTCAATGGAGGATTAATTGAATTTCGTTCAGCTGATGATCCTGATAGTTTAGTTTCTGTTGGTTTGGATATTGTTTGGATAACAGAAGCAGCTCGTATAAAACAGTTTGATATTGTTATTGGTAATATTACCGACCGTTTAGATTCTCCAGGAAGAGGTCCAAATGGGACAGGAGGATTATTGCTTGTAAATAGTTCACCAAGAGGAAGAACTTTTTTTAATGAAGTTTGTAAGTGGGGAATCGAAGGTGGAAAAAGTCAAAGACCAAATTGGGAAACATTTTATGTTTCAAGATGGGATAATCCTTATTTTGCAGAATTAAGAAACAAAGTTTATGATGACAGAATATGTAAATGGGTTGAAAGAACAAATGACCCATATTTAGCGAATTTAAGAACTTATGAAGAAGATTTAATGCTTTCTCGTTCGGATAGACAGTATAGAGAAGATATTCTTGGATTACCTTCTGATGACGCTGGTGCGCAGTTTCCTAATTTTAGAGAACAAGCGGTAATAGATAAACCATTTTTACCAAAAGATGAATTGAGAGAATATATAAGAGATATAAAAACCCCAAAGGATTATTATACTTATAGTATAGGATATGACCCTGCAAAGAGTATAGATGGTGCGTGTGTTGTAGTTTATTGTGAACAGACAGGAGAAGTTGTTGATTTAATGCAATTAGAAAAAATTCCTTATAATGTCCAGATTAATGTTTATATAAAAGAGTTAGTCAAGAAATGGAATTATGCTATTGTGAGGTATGGTAAAACTGGATTAGGAGAAGCTTTAGAGGATATTTTTAAATTAGCAGGAATTGCTTATATAGCTTATCCAGAACAAGGAAGAAACAAAGAAAAGTTAGTAGAAAATTTAACTACTTTAATAAAATCTAATAAGTATAAAATACATAATATTAGTGATGTTACTGAAAAAGCTATAAGACAATTTGAAGATTATGGATTTGATATTTCTGAAAAAGGTAAGACGATAACATATAGTAATATGACAGCAGGAGGACACGATGACTTTGTTTCAGCTAGTTATTTTGCAGTTGCGGACATAACTGCTGGAAGTGTAGATGAAATGGTTAATTTTTATAGTAATAATAACTTCTTTATATCAACAAATAAACATAACATAAGGAGTTCAGTAAAAAATGGTTTTTTTTAATAAAATATTGACAAAAAAATAAAAATATGATATATATATAAAAGTGAGCTTAATACTTTTTAAAGGACCGAGTAATATTGGTTCTTTTTTTTTGTTGTAAAAATTTTTTTCAAAAACTTTACTTTTTAAAAATCATAATATATAATAAAATTAGAGGTGAAGTATTTTGGCAAATTATATAAAAAGTTTTTTTGGCAAATTTGCCAAGAATAAGGACTCTAAAAAAAAATCAATAGAAGTTATTGAAGTAAAAACAGGCAATAAAGTTTCTTATGCAGGATATAATATCGGAGATACCGAAGCACAAGAGTACAGTCAAACTACAGCATTACTTACAGATTTAAGAAGTAGAACAAGTATAGGAGAACAAATAGAGATAATTGCAGCAAGAGATCCAGATGTATCTCAATCTGTATGGGCTTTTCAGAGATTGTGTATGCAAGGTATTAATATAGAAATCAAAGATTTGCAAGGAAATAGATTGCCTGATGCAGAACTTTTATTTGAACAACAATGCAGACATTGGAACAAATTAGGTGAAGATGGATTAGATGGACTAATAGACAATTTACATAGAATAGGTCTATTATATAATGTAATGATGATAGAAGTTGTTGTTGGAGGAGATAACACTTTTTCTGGAATATATATTGTTGATCCTAGAACGATAGAATGGCAACTAGAAAAAAGAGACGGAGTAGAGGAATGGATTCCATATCAAGACCAACAAGGAAACAAAGTAGATTTAACTAAAGGAAATGTATTTTGGGTAATAGCAAATCCAGATATAACAAAACCAAATGGACCTTATCTTTTAGAATCAGCAGTACCAGCAGTAGATTACAAATTACAGACAATAAAAGACAGTTCGGCAGTTTTAAGAAGGCAAGGCTACCCTTATAATGTTTTCAGTATCAACAAGGAAAGAGTAGTAAATTCATTACCTGCATCACAAAGAAATGATAAAAAAGCTGTAAATGAAGCGATTAGTAGAGCTGTAGAATTAGCTTCTTCGGTTGCTGTTGGAAGGGAACCAACGCAAGATATTGTTGTAACTGATGATATTGAAGTAAATAGAAATTCAAATTCTTCAGCAGGAAGTTCGATAGATACAAGGGCATGGTTTGATACAATAGATATTCAAATGTTAAATGGTTGTAAAACTTTAGGATTTTTAATGAATAGAGCTAGCGGTCAGACAGAAAGCTGGGGAACAGTACAGATGAAAATAATTACTGATATGGTAAAAAGTTTTCAACAAAAAAGCAAAAGACTTATAGAAGATATAGGTGCTATATGGATGCAGTTAAATGGTTATCAAGGAACTTTCAAATTAACTCATAAACCACTTGAATATCAGAGCGAAATTCAAAAATGGGATGCACAAAACAAAAAGGATGAGCATTTTAAAACTGCGGAAGATCAAGGATGGATAAATATAGATGAAGCAGCACAAGGAGCTATAGGTAGTAATAAAGCAACAGGAGAAAAACAACAACAAAATTAAAAGAAGGAGGTAGAGTTATGGCTTTAATAGTAAAATCTTCAATAGATATTTTGCCTTGGACAGAAATAGAAAAGCAAAAGTTAATTGAAGAAAAAGAAGAATTTTTAAGCAAAAAAGAAATAAAACAAGAAAAAGAAGTAAAGAATGAAGCGAAGAATGAAGTAAAGAATGAAGTAAAGAATGAAACTCCAAAGCAAGAAGAAGAGAAAAACAAAAATACGACAAAAAAAACTACAGATAAAAAGCAAAATAAGAAAGAGGTGAGCGAATAATGTCAAAATTTATACCTACTGATGAACAATGGGAGAAGATGAAAAATCATATAAAAGGCGACAATTACAAAAAAGAAGATTTTTTCGTATTTGAAACTTTAGCTGTAGGAGATAAAGTTGTTCCTAATAGATATATGAGACTAACACCTGCTTTACTTAGGGTAATGGAAGAGGATGCCAAAAGAGGAGTTTCCTTAATGTTAAATCATAACTGGTCTCAGTTAGGAGTGCAAAGTATTCCAATAGGAAAGGTATTTGATGCTAGAATTGCAGGTGGAACACAAGAAGGAGAAGAAACAACATTATATACAACTCAATATATTTTAAGAGATGATAGTAAGGTTGACGGATATAGTAAAAACGATATTATTAAGTTAATTGAAAGTGGTATATTGGCAGATACTAGTGTTGGTTGGGGTACTACAAGAGAATCTTACAAGTGCAACATTTGCGGTCATTCTATTTATGATTATAGACATTGTGAACATATACCAGGTCAAAAATATATAGTAAATGAGGAAACAAATGAAGTAAAGGAATGTATAATTCAGGCAGAACCACCAAAAGAATTACATGCAGGAAACAATGTGCTTATAGAAAACAGTATAGTTTTTGACGGAGCTTATCCTAACGCTATAATTCAATCAGCTGTAGGAGAAGAAATACAAACATCTAACGGAACATTGAAAACATTAAACGGAAAAGAAGACCTTTCTGAAAAAGATATTATATTTGGGTATTCTACTAATGGTAGTATTAACCTATTATATAAACAAATAATGGAGAAAGGAGGAAAAGAAGATATGGAAGATAATAAAGCAGAGACAACAGAATTAGAGAATCAAGATGTTGAAACAGTTGAAGAAACAGTAGAAACTCCTTCTGAAGAAAATGTAGAAGAAAATACATTAGAAAATGAAGTAATAGAAACAGCTGAAAATGAAACAACAGTTGAAACAGAAGAACATGACGGCGAAGCAAACGGAGAAACTTTATATACATCAAAAGATGTTTTAGAAAAATTCGGTAATATCTGTGATTCAGTAGATGAATTGGTTGAACTTGCAAGAGAAGGATTAGAAAATAGACAAGAAGTTATTTCTGAAGCTTTAGATAGCGGAGTTCATTCAATGGGAAATGCTTTTAATAAAGATATTTTCACAAAAACTTTCTCTAATATGAAAACGAAAGATATAAAAGCAATGGGAAAAGTTTGGGAAGAACAAGCTAAGGCACAATTTGGAAATGAAAAAGTTTCAAAAGTAAATATTGAAAAAACAGAAGATACGGAAGAAATGAGTAGAATTGGATTAGAACAATTCAAAACAGGAAATTATTAATAAGGAGGAAAATTAAATGAATAAAATAGTAAGTTATGATGGAATAGGATATGTTGCAGCTACATATATGGTTGATGCTACAACAAAAACTTATCTAGAAGCTAACAAAGTTAATCCAAAAACAGGAAATGTTGATATTAACGATGCTAGATTAGCAGTAAAATTAAATACAGATGGTACAGTAGGATTTGGTGCTAGTACACCAACAACTGCAGATGCAGTATTTGGAATAATAATTGCTTATGAAATGGATGGATTTGCAACAGTTCAAACAGCTGGATATGTTGAAGGAGTTCCTACAGCAGCAGCAATCAATGCTGGAGTTAAAACTTTAGCAGTTAATAATGCAGGTGTTGTATCTAATGTATCTGATACAGATTCAGCAGGTGTTGTAATAGTACCATCAGCAAGTACAAATTTATTTGCAACATTAAAATTTTAATTAAAGAAAATAAGGAGGAAAAACAATGAACAAATTTTTAAAATTAAAAGATGATGAAAAAATCAATGTTT